TAATCCTTTTAAATCTGGTAACTCTGGATCGGCTATAATTACAGTAAGGTCTCCAGGTCATGGGAGAAGCACAGGTGATACCGTTCGTTTTCGAAGTGTGTCTAATTTTGATGGCTTTACAGCAAGCACAATAGAACTTGCCGCTGGTTATTCAATTACAAAAGTGGATTCTGATTTTTATACATTTACTGTTGGTTCTGGAACAGCTACAACTGGAAATCTATTGGGCGGGGGCGGAACTGCTTCTGCTGGCCCTGTAACAGTGAGTCCTTAATATGGCGTTTACATTTACAACACTTAAAACAGCAATTCAGGATTATTCACAAAATACTGAAACTACTTTTACAAGTAATCTAACTCGGTTTATTCTGAATGCGGAAGAACGGATACTTAAAGAATGTCAGTTAGATGATTTCAGGCAAAATTCCCAAGGAACCACCACTGCGTCTCAAAAGTTTTTATCCAAACCCAGTGACTTTTTAGCACCTTTTTCTTTGAGTGTAATAAGTAGCTCTAAGAATGAGTTTCTTTTATACAAGCATGTGACTTTTTTACAGGATTACACCCCGAATCCTGGCACGACGGGGGTTCCTTTGTATTATGGAGATTGGAACGACACTACTTTCTTACTGGCGCCTACCCCGAATGACGCTTTGACCATGGAATTGCATTATTTCTTCCGTCCTACTTCCATTACAGCAACTGCCGATGGGACCAGTTGGCTTGGTGACAACGCAGAATTGGCTCTTTTGTATGGGAGCCTGGTGGAAGCGTACACTTTCATGAAGGGGGAGCAGGATTTGTTAACGCTTTATAACAGTCGCTATATGGAATCTCTCCAAGGTCTTAAAAATCTCGGGGAAGCGCAGCAGACCCAGGAAGAATACAGGTTTGACCGCATAAGGAGGGAACTTGCCTGATGCTTCAAGCGAACGGTCAAGGAGATTTGGGGACAGTTAAAGTATTCACCTCGAATGACGGTGGTCATAGCCCGGAAACAATAGCTGATATGGCTATGAACAAGATTATGACTATTAATGAGAAAGCACCTCCTCCTATACGGGATCAGGCGGTCACGTATAGAAATAATGTTAGGGATGTAATACTCTACTACCTAAAGCAAATGGCGCAAAGTGAACGAACCACTATTTGGGCTTTACTTCAGAAGCAAGGGCATGAAGACATGGCCGAGATGATAAGGAGATTGTAAAATGGCTATCAATCAAGCCATGTGCGGTACATACAAGAAAGAAATCACTGTGGGTATCCATTTTTGGCTGGATCATACTAGGACAGGGTCTTCTGGTATTTCAGCAGACACCTTCAAAATTGCGATGTTTACCTCAAGTCGTACCGATGCTAATGAGGATTTGACAGGTTACACCGCGACGAATGAAGTAACCGGGACAGCCTATTCAGCAGGAGGGGCGGCTTTAGGTAGTGTTACTTTAGGACTTTCTGATAACAGTGGATCAACACCAACGGCTTTTCTGGATTTTGCAGATACTACCTGGAGTACTTCCACGATTACAGGCGCAAGGTGCGCGGTAATTTACAATTCTACCCTGAATACAGCGGGAACGGGCGCGTCTGTAAATCATGCGGCCTATCCCAGTGTTTGTGTCTTGGACTTTGGTGGAGATAAATCATCGAGTGCAGGGGATTTTACGATCCAGTATCCTGCGAATGACGCCAACAACGCGATTATTCGCATAGCCTAAGAGGTCCAAAGTGGCCCTTTTATACGGTTGGAGCCGAGAAACCTGGAGTAGCGGCCCTTGGAGCCAACCAGCCCCATTAGCGGTTACGGGGGTAGAAGCGGCTGGAGCGTTAAGTTCTGTTTCCATTGTTGTTGATACAACTGAGGAAGTTACAGGGCTTGAGATTGCCAATTCTATTGGCACTGTTACGGTAATTGCAGAGGTTAATGTCTCTGCTACAGGGGTTGAAGCGGCTGGTGCTTTAGGCTCTGAATCTGTAGTCACCGAGCTTATTTTTGGGGTTACTGGTGTTGAAGCGGTTGGGGCAATAGGGGATATTGGAAAGGGTGTTTCGTTTGTTGTTACGGGAGTTGAGGCACAAGGACTTGTAACAACACCAAATGTATGGAGTGTGATTGACACGACACAAGACGCTAACTGGGTTCAAATAGCGGCATAAGGTAAAGACATGGCTTCATCATATACTACAAATTTCGGCATCGAAGAGATGGCTGCTGGGGATCAAACCGGCGCTTGGGGTGATACTACTAACTTTAACTTTGATATTTTAGATCGGATTGCTGCATATAAGGCGGTTGCTTTATCAGATGCTTCAACAGCGACCCTTACTGTTCGAGAGGCTTCTCCCGGAACTGGGACGGAAAATCTCCAGGATGGTATGTTCCGGGTTATCAAATTTACGGGATCGTTAGCTCAGAACTGCACGGTCACCATTGCTCCAGATACCACCACGGCTTGGTTTATCTTTGAAAACGCCACTACCGATACTGGATCAAGCGGCCCGTATTCGCTACTTATGAAACAAGGAAGTGGGGGCGGAGCTTCTGTCACAATACAAAATGGTAAGAATGCCATTGTCTATTGTGATGGGGGAGGAAGTGGCGCGATTGTAACGGATGCATTAGCTGATTTACAGGTAGGCACTCTGGAAGTCACAGGCGCTGCGGCCCTCGATGGAGCGGCTACGCTTGGTAGCACATTAGCAGTTACTTCAACGTCTACGATGAGTGCTAAAGTTACCCATAACTACACTTCGAGCGCAAGAATGCCTGTAGGAACCACAGGCCAGCGGGATGGCTCCCCCGCTGTGGGCGATTTTCGGTATAACAGTACAACAAATGAATTTGAGGGTTACTCTGGAGCAAGCCCTGCGTGGGGAGGAATTGGAGCGGGTGCGGGTTATTTCAAAGGAGACAACGGCACCACGGGTTCCTCGGCTGGGGACATCTTTAGGATTAATGAGCTGGCTCTTGATTTAAGTACTACCATTACTTCCACCGAGAATGCTTCAGCAACTGGGCCGCTCACTGTAAGTTCGGGAATTACACTAACTGTGGAAGGTACACTGGTGATAATATGAGTACACTCAAAGCTGATACCATCACAGCTAAATCAACGGACACGGCAATCACGATCCAGGGGAACGGGACGGGAACCGTTGCGATTGGAGATAACACTGCCATCACTGGGACGCTCACAGCTTCTGGCATACAGACATTGGCCGCTGCTATCGCTGGCGCAGATAATCAAATTGGTCGCGTTAATCTCATTGATTATGGCATCGTAACCAACGCAATTGGATCGACAGGCGG